GATTTCCTCGACAAACGACTCAAGCTCAATAGCCTGAACAGCGGTTTCTGTGGCTAGCGTAGCCATAGGATTCCTCAGAGAATGAAGTCACTCGGCCTCACGGCCAGTGCGTTGCATGTCCATCCCCAAAGAATTCGAGCGGCCGCTAGGCCTCGTTTATATCCCGGTCCCCCCGGATCGAATGCTCAGGCTTATTTCCGTTACAGCATACAACTACTTACGAACCTGCACAATACTGCCATCGTTCATGCGGTACTTGCCCGCATGCATCCACTCAAGCGGGGTAGCCTTGAAGTTGATCTGACTGGACTGCGGCTTGACCCCGACCACCCTCACATTCGGACCAACCGGCTTCGAGGAGACCACAGATTTTGCTGCCGGCTGCTGTTTCTGCTGCCCATTGAGGAAGTTCCCATATCTTGACTCAACCAATCCTTTGACGACGTTCGAAGCATGCTTATCGAACTCGACTTTGAACAGATTCATGACCTGTTTCGGGTCGGGATTCTTCATGGCATAGAAACGATCCATCTGGGAGCGGTAAACGGAGTTCGCATTCGCTTTCTGGACAATCTGAGAGACACATGCTGCCGCAAAGTCGGTTTTCTGGGCGTCGTTCAGTTTGAGACGCGACTGGTAAGGCCGGAATAGCTCATCGAAGCGCTTTTCGGCGTAAGTGTTGGTCTGGGGAGTGATATTGCGCTCGTAATGAAGCTTCTGGCGCTCCTGAGCGATTTGCTCCATCTCGGAAGGCTGCTGTTTCCCGTTCTGGCCCGGAGAAACACCCGGTTTTCCGTTCTGGAGAGCTTTTGCCTGCTTGTCCTGAGCATTCAGCCACTCTCCGATGCCGGAAACATGCTGGAGCACCCGATTCAGGCGGTCGTTATGCCACTGGGTCAGGTTTTCCCTGGGCAGCCATGATGGAGGAGCCTCATTCAGCACGTCAACGAGCGAATTGAAGCTCTGCACCATGGGAGAATCGCGCAGTGCGCTCACAAAGTGTGGCAGGAGAGCTTTGCCGTAGTCTTCAGGGTTCGATTGCTGGAGCATGGAGAGGAAGTTCGGAACCATCTTCATGATCCCGGCTTTCATGGAATCATCAAAGCTGTCGATGACACCAAAATCTCCGCCTGCTATGCGGTCATCGAGGTCTGAAACCTCTCTGAGCGTGTCCTGGATGGCCGATACAGCCTCTACGCCCTTGAGTTCTCCATGAGTGATCGAATCCAGAAGCGCGTACTTCTCCCGGACGCCATCAATGCCGCCCTTCTCTAACTGCGAGAGGGCAAACATCCTTGCATGGTTGTCTTTGGCAAGGCGCTGGAAGCGCTGGGCGTTGGGATCGGAGGCATTCATGCCCCCTTTGAGCCACTGCGAGTATTCCCGGGAGGACTTCGGCCCGTATTCCGACTCCTCGCGTTGAGGAGCCTCCTGCTGTGGGGTTTCTTCTACCTGTACTTCCGGCTCAGCGGCGACTGAGTCCATTACTTCGTCCATGTCTCATGTCCTTTACTTCAATGGCTTACCTGCCACGGAAATCTTGGTTTTGGTCGGAACCCCCTGCTCATCCACGCCTTCCTGCTCCTGGGTAATCTCGTGGGTCTGCTCCTCAGGCTCAAGGTCCGAAGGCCCGAGCTGGAGCCCGATCGCTTCGAAGGCCTTGGCCTGAGCCGTCGGAGGAAGCTTGGTAATGTCTCCTGTCATCGAGACCTTGACCGGAACCGGAGGCGGAGGAGCAAGCTTCTGGGCCATCGTCATATGCTCCTGCCAGTGGAGCTTCAGGTTCTGCCAGATAGCCTGTTGCTCCTCATCGCCGTTCTTCAATTTGCGCCCGGAGGGCGAGGTCAGGAACCCAAGCGTGATCTGAGCGTGAATCTGGTGGTTCTCGGAAGTATCCTGAGCCACGGGGACAGTCGAGATTTCTGGAGGTGTCTGCTGCAGCAACTGCTGCAACTGCTCCATGGCCTGCTGGTGCTGCTCAACGATCTGCTGCCCGGCTCCGGTGGGATCCGTAGCCGCCACCTGGCTGATATTCGCGATTTCAATCTCACCCTGCTGAACCTGATCCTGAAGTTGCTGATACTGCGGGTTGGGCTGAGGGCCCGAGCGGAGAAGGATCTCGAATTCGCCCTGCTGCTGCTCAACCTGATCGGCGCCGGGCACATCGAAGTCAGAGAGAGACGGGAACTTCGAGATGACAGCCAGATTCCTTGGATCCGAGATGATGGCGTTATAGAGCGCCACGTTCTGTGAGTTCTCCATGATGGTCGCCATCTGATCTTCCTGCTCAGCCAGGGTCCGGGGAATCTCGGTCGACTCGGGGTAAGCCAGAACCGACCCTTGCAGATTGCCAAGCTCGATCTCAAGGCGCTTCTGACCGGGAAGGACCGCGGAGATGTTGGCCTGACGGTTCTTAGCCGCCGATTCAATTGCTTGCAGCGATGCCGTCGTCACCAGATCGCAGATTGAGTTCCAGGCCATCGAATAGGTCTGCAAGGCCTGATCGCGCTTGAGCGAGGCTTCCTTGGCTGTCTGCTCCTGCGATGCGTCCATGCCGAACATGGCGGGAAGAGCGTTATCCATCAGCTGAGGGGCCGCTTCTACGAGCCACTGCACGAACTCCATGATGGCAGGAGCGGGCTGCGGTACCTGCTCGACCCCGGTTATATCCGGGATGCGGATACCCTTCTCGCCATTGAGGTAGACCGGCGTTACCTTGGCGGGGTCATTCGTCTGCGAATTCAGGACCTGGGTATCGATGTAGGGCTCGAGTGCAAAGCGCCGGGGCACCATGGACCGGAAGTAGCGGTCTACCAGCGAGATGTTGGCATTCAGCACCTTCTGCAGGGGAAGGTAATTGGTTCCGATGGCACGGCGGTTCTGCCCTGAACCTGGAGCGGGGTGGCCGATGCGGACATGCGCCCCGATTCTCGCATTGCGGCAGAAGCAGAACTGGCCGCCTGCGTACCACACTTCGAGGCCGTCCGGAAACTCCTCGTAGAAGACATCGCGAACATTCTGATCCTTGATGCCTTCATAATCCGATGGCCGGAAGAAGGTTACTGTCTCGGTTGCATCGTTCTTGAAAGCTTCTCCCGAGGTCGATGAGGATTGCACCGCAAGCCTGACGTTGATCCTTGCCAGGCGCGCAATCTGCTCCATGCCGTCTTTCGATCCGCCCTGAGCGATCTTGTCCCGGACCCACGGGTACTTCGCCTTGAGCATGTTGACGGAAGTTTCCCACTCGCCACGGACCCAGCCCATGTCGTGCTCTTCGTCAGCCACGAGCGGCACCTTCGATTCAAGCTTGCCGAGGACCATCACAATTTCGCGTCTGGCCGGCTGCTCCTGATTCCCTCCCTGCTGAAGCTCGTTTTCAGGAGCGAGGCCTCCGGGCTCGGGAGGGCCGAAGACTGGAGATTGAGAGACAACTTCCTCTGTTCCCCAGCGGGCTTTGTCGGCTACCGTATAGGTCAGCCAGAGAACGCGGTCATCGGTGTAGAAGTAGGACGCGGTCTGGGTTACCGCCTTCTTCAGGTTCGAATCGTTCTCGAAGATCTTCAAATACTTCTGGCCATTTTCGGCCGCGGTCTGGTTGGGAGGGCAATCGTACTTGGGAACGATCTGGACGCCGGGCACTTCTCTTGAGATGGCTGCTACGATCTTGTCGTGGCGTGCTCCAAAGACGTTGCAGGCGAAGAGCTTCATCGCATTCGTCGTCTGCATGATGGCTGCGCCCGAGGTACCGCTCGAACCGCCGAACATGCCCCAGCCCTTCCAGCCCGCATTGAGGAAATGGTAGTTGCGATTAAAGAGGCGCATCTCCCAGCATTGAAGGACTTCCCACATCCTTGCCGCCGCATCGCAACGGGTAACCGACTCCATCATCGATTCGATGGCATTCGCGTATTCGCCCATTTCGTCGGGGCCATAGATGGGCTCAGGGGAGCAGTACCAGGGAGCACGGTCGCCGGGCGTGTAGCCGATCGCCTGAAAGTCAATGGGGGTGAGCCGCGAAAGGTTTTCGGGCTGGGGTTCGGTGCCTTCTACTTTGGATTCGTCGGCCATTTATCCGTGGTGCATCGCTTTGAAGCCCTTGGCGGATGCCTTGCGCCGTTTGAGCAGGGGTGAGTCGCCGGGATGCGATTCGAGCTTCGAGGCGGGTATCTTCTCGCCCTGGGGAACGCCCAGCATGGAGTGGAGAGCTCCCTTCTTTACGTGGAAGGAACCTTTCTTGCCGAGGTTGACTTCGCTCATACCTTTCTTCTCCGGAAGATGACTGAAATCCGTCGAGCTATTCCACTCGCCAACGTCTCCAAGGGCCTTTCTCCCGGCGGGAGAGTTTCCCCAGCGAGCCTGAGCCTTCGAGACAAACGGCACTAGCGGTTCGCTCCGCCTACCGGGCCTCTGGTAACCGGCATCCGGTGGGGCAGGAAGGACTGATTCGCCTGTCTGACCGTCTCGTCGTTCGCTTCCTTGTTCATCTGGTCGATCGCCTGCTGATGCTGCATTTGCTGGGGATTCGGCAGGATCATGCCCTTGATCGACTGCCAGGGATGCTGCATGAACTCCCGGCCGCGGTCATAGACGTTGGCCGCATCATCCAAGAACGGCACTTTGCCGCGGAGGTCGAGTGGGAGGGGCATTTACTCCTCCTCTTCCTCTTGGGCGAACTTCTTCAAGCCATGAATCGCTTCTTCGGAATGCTCGTGGCCGGCGAGCTTCTTGGCGTGCTCATGAGCCTCTTCGACCGAGCCATGGTCCGAGTGGTGCTCGTAGCCGTCCTGGTGGACCGAGTGGACGTGGTGCGAACCCATTTCGTGCTCGTGGGACATGTGGACCTCAACGGCAGGGCCGTGGGTCTGGGCTACCTGCTCGGGAGACTCTTCGGTAGTCGCGTCGTCGGGAACCTGCTCGGTATGAACCTCTTCGCGGCCACCGCGTTCGTGGCCTCCGGATTTCGGGGCAGGCCTTCCGGCGGTGCCGATCGGAAAATTGAACCTTGCCATTTAGTTCTTCCCTTCTGGATTCCGCTGCATCTCGATCATCTGGGCGACCATGGCGGAATCATAGTCTTCGTAGGTAAAGGCCTGCTGCTGGCTAGCGATGCGGGATCTCTGCATAAGGCCGGCCAGAGTCTGAATAGCTGCCACCAGCTCGTCGTGGCGCTCTCTTTGCTTCATCTCCATGGCACGAAACATCTCGAGCGAAGGCATGGTGTCGATATAGAGGAACCGGCACACAGCCTTCCGCAACCGCTCGATGAAGGATTTCATTTGACTTAATTAATATCCGATTTTGATTTAGAGTCAAGCGATACTGCTCGGGGTCTCTCGGCCGCAAGCCGTTTTCTGCGCGCAGCGATAAGAGCTTCCCGCTCGTGTTGGGCCGCTTCCTTGCGGAAATCTATCTGTCGTTCCTCCTTTTCAAATCCTTTATTGAGCCTGATAAATCCCTGCTTTATCGCTCGAATATCTCCAAAAGCGTTACCCTTCATCTCTGCCAGGCACCTTGAGCAAAAAATCTCCGAACTTACATTGCGCATCTTCATCATCGGACCGAACAAGTGCACCGACTTAAGCTCCTTGCACCGATGGCATTTCAGTTTTCCATTCCGAACGCCGGGAGCCTGTGCCCTGATACGGCAAAGACACTTGCCGCAGTTGACCTTCTCTTTGTCCGCCGTCATCCTGCTGCCTTCTCCGCACATCGGCTGCCCATCCCGATCGAGGTGAAAGACGATCTTTTCGGGGCAGGTATCGATGACCATCCGAGGGTTGGCCCTCAAACGCAGGATATGGTGGCCGCAATAAAATTCGCCCTGATATAGATACCGGCCCGACCAACGGCATTCCAATCCTTCTTCATCTATATACGAGCAAAAGTTTTTTTCCATAAATCCTCCTCATTGTTCCCAGTAGGGCAGGGGCTCACGGCATTTCTGCCTGCGTTCGGTCTCAGCCAGCCTTCTGAAGTGGAGTTCCATGGGATCCTTCATCTCCGACTGAATCTTCTGCTCTTCGACTTCTCTCGGCATCTTCGACTCTCTCAGCATGTCGACCAGGCCATAGCGGAGTTCGTCGCCGACGTCGTCGTAGAGGTGGTCGGTTTTCAAGATATCTTCGCCGCCCTTCTCCTTGTCGTATTCGAGGGCTGGGATGGCGTCCAAGGCTTCGGGGCACAACTCCGAGATGAACCAGGCGTCGTCCTGAATGAGCGTGTACATGAAGCGCCAGCCGGGGGCACGGGAGCCGGGGCTCATATCGGCTTCGGTAGGGTAGGGAAAATCCTTGCCGCTTCTCGCTCCCTGGCTCAGCAGCTGTGCCGGGGTGTTCTGCGAGGTTTTCTTGCCGAAGGCGTCCTGCGAAAGAATCCACTTCGACACCTTCTTATCGCGAGACATGGACCTCAATTCGGCGCCGAGATCGAATTCGCTTTTGATTGCTTTGTCGTCGGCCAAAGAGACGATCTTTTCCTGATAAGTGAAAACGCAGCGTTTGGGGACGGTCCATTGGCGGCCGAGGAGCTTCGCTTCCTCCGGGTTCACGTTGCCGACGGCGTGCCAGTGGACCGGGGAGTGGTGCTTGAAGCCCCAGTCCTGCGAGATCCAGTGATTCCACCAGGGCTGGACGATCGATGCCAGGATAGCCGGGTGGATCTTGCGCTCCGAGCGCTCGAAGTTGGTGAAGTACTGGCCTTCGGGGATGGTCCAGTCGCCGTATAAGAGCGCCCGGCGCTTCTTCTCAGGCAAGCCTTTGAGCGATTCGGCATAATCGGCCCCGATGTGGGGGTTATCTCCCAATAATGCCGGGACATAGGCAAATTCATGCTTCAGATGGCTTAGCTCTTCGGGGAACTTTCGGTCGACCCAGAGGGCTTTGATCCATTGGATTCCGACGCCGGTGGGGTTTGTTCCTCCAAGAAAGCAAGGCCTGTCGATTCCAGGGAAGCGCAGCCGGAAGAGGACGAGATCTTCAAAGACGTCTCGTTTGTTTTCTGAAAGTTCCTCAACAGCGATATCACAGAACTCAGCTGACTTGTAGGAACTTGCGTCAGCAAGGTTACGTAAAGCGATCTTTCCTCCACCGAACTCCTCCTTCACGAAGTAACAGAGCCCTTCTTTCTCCGTGCGCTTTACTTCTCCCAGCCACGAGGGAAACTCCCGTTCAATCTTCGAAATCTGCCGGTCCTGCAAAGTGGGGTAATCCATTGAAAACAATCCCGTCGTAAGGCCCTTGATTCCTGTAGCCCCGAAGCGCTTCAGCAACTGGCGTATGCACCACCAGCGCAACAGATACGACTTGCCTCCGCCGGCTCCGCCCCCATAAAGGGTAAACCTGTGCGTATCCGTGGTCTGGATGCACTGGCGCTGCCGCGGAGTAGGGTCGATGAGCTCAGAGAGCTTTACATCTTCGATCTTCACGTTTTGAGCTTAGCCGCTTCGAGGCCTCTGCGGTAGGCTTCCCGTACATGGCGATTAAACTCTTTTGGAGTCGAAGATAAACGAGCGTCGGAATCATCGTTTTCGTCACTAAGGATCAAATCCCTGATGGGCTCATCGGGGTCCGGCTCAAGGAACATCGAGCGTTGCCAGTCCGCCATCATTTCTCGAAAGCGATCGCATATATCCGGGCGAAAGGTCATATTCGTGGCAACCATCAATTCCTTTAATTGCTCATCCGTCGGCACGATGGGATTCTCGCTCAGCCACTCGAAGGCTACCGTAAGTATCTTTCGCCACCCAAGATAGGATTGAGGACTGGCCAAGTGCCCCGGATAGTACAGATGCTCGTCGATAGCCTTGAGCATTCCTTCGGGAATCTTGATCTTCATCGCCAATCCAGTTTCCCGCACCTGCGGCAGGCGCAGAGCGTCTTCAAATCAGACCCAAACATCACGTTCTGGCGGGTATGCCAGTCATGGTCAAAGAGCCAGCAAAGAATCTTTCGCATTACGCCTCCTTGATTTCAATGCCGCCACGGTACGCTCCAAGGCCTCCCGGAGCGGAACCTTGATGCTCAAGCCCAAAGCCCTTGCCTTGGCTGTCGAGGGCACGTAAACCGTTCCGGATTCCGAGCCGAGGACAAGCTCCATCCGGGGATCGACGATGTCCCTCACCAGGGCCGCAAGCTGGGGCGTCGTGATTGCCTCTTCTGACCCAACGTTATAGGCCTGGCCCGCTTCTCCCCGTTCCATCAAAGAGAAAAGCCATTCGCCCAAGTCTGACGAATACATGTAAGACCGGGTAGAGCAGCCCTTTACGACGATCGGACCGCCATTCAAGGCATCCCGCAAGAAGTTGCCGACTGCGTAAGGCTCCTGGGGAAGCTCCGGGCCAACAAAGGCAAAAGCTCTGGCAATGACCACTGGAAGTCCGCTCATGATTAGCCAGCGGCGCTCGGATTCGAGCTTCTTCCTGCCATAATCGGTCTTCGGCCCTCTTGGGGAATCATCGGGAGAAGACAGGTACTCGTTCCCGTACACCGCTCCCGAAGAGGTATAGAGCACCCGACTGACGTGCTCCCTGGCCCAGTCGATCGTCTTCCAGATATTCCCCGCGGGATTCATGTCAAAGAGCCAGTCAAAATCCCTCTTCGGCCAGTAAGGCTCTACTCGCCTCGACTGCCACACCACCTCATGGCCCTCAAGAAACGGCCTGAGCGAAGCCCCGAAGTACCCCGTACCGCCGGTAACGAATATCCTCATCTGACCCTCATCACCTTCACCCTCAAGCCAATCAGTTCC